AGATCCACAGCAAAAGGAAGCCGCACAAGGACAGCTGACACTGCCTGGGCGGGTCAGATCTCCGGATACGCGAAAGAGAACTACGCGGAGTGCGTGGCGGAGGCCGTAAGCGACTATTATTGCAACGGAGCCAAGGCACATGCAAACAGCAAGGCTATTATGGCAGAGCTGAAGAGGATGCAGGGATAAAGGAGGACAGAGTATGGCAACCACAAAGAAGAAGGCAAGTTACACCGAACCGAAGAGATATTTCAATGCGGACATGCTGAAGGCCGCGAAGGACTGGGACAAGGCCCACCCAGAGAAGAAGGCCGCAGCTCCGAAGAAGCCGGCAGCTGCTAAGAAGGCAGTGCCCGCCAAGAAGCCGGCTGCCAAGAAGACCAAGTAACATGGATTTCTCATTTGATTTTTCTTCCCTGGATTTCTCCATGAATCGTCCGGAAGAAGAGACGGACGAAGTAGGAGAGTTCCTGCGGAGTGCCAAGATCAACAAAAAGCCGGTCATGTATGAAAATGCCCTGAAGATGGCAGCCGATCTCGACCTGAATCAGGATTACTTCTGTATCATCGGCGGGGCCTTCATATACGGCGACTTCATAGAAGCATTGTGCGACAGGAAGAACCTGAATCCGAAGCGGATCAATGTTACTACCCTGGGAATGGGGAAAGAAAACATTGATTCGCTTATTAATTGTCTGGACTATCTGGGCACGAAGCAGATCAACCTGATCGTCTCCACATACTGGGCGGGAGTCGAGCGGCAAGGCTTGAGAATGAAGAGCCGTTGCCATGGTTCTAATGAGGGGATAAATGAATGAAGAAAACTTAAAACCGTTTTCCGAAAGAACAGAGAAGGAACAGAGAGAAATCAGACAAAAGGGCGGAAGAGCGAGCGTTAAAGCAAGACGGAAAAAAGCCCAATGGAAAGAAGAGGCCCGCGCCATCCTTGAGCTTGCCATGAAAGATCCCGGAGAAGTGATCGACGGTCACAAGGCCGGGCGCCCAAAGAGCCTGGACAAGATGAAGTCTCTGAAGGACCTGCAGAAGACCAACATGAAGGCCGGGGACGGAGTGCTTGCCGCCATGCTTGCAAACGCCCTGCATGGTGACCGCATGAGTGCGCAGCTGCTATTCCAGCTCACCGGAGCACTCAACGGAGAGAGCGAGGCACAGAGTCAGGCAGAGCAGGTAGATGATGGATTCATGGACGCACTGAATGGCACAGCTGCTGCGGACTGGGAAGATGAAGCCGGAATAGAAGGTGAAGACGATGAAAGCGGCGGGTAATTTCAGATTCAAACCGTTTTCAAAGAAGCAGCGGCAGGTCCTCAACTGGTGGTGTCCTGCAAGCCCTGTAAATGACGAGGACGGGATCATAGCGGACGGAGCAATCAGATCCGGAAAGACAATGAGCATGTCCCTGTCCTATATTCTCTGGGCAAGCGAGAATTTCAGCGGGCAGCAGTTCGGAATGGCGGGGAAGACGATCAAGTCATTCGACCGAAATGTCTATACGCCGCTGAAGGTAATGTTAAACAGTCGGCATATTCCATATGAGGAGCACAGAGCGGATCAATACTTTTCTGTCAGATGGAAAGATCACGAAAACAGATTCTATGTGTTCGGAGGCAAGGACGAGAGCTCGCAAAGCCTGGTACAAGGAATCACGCTAGCGGGCTTTTTCTTTGATGAAGTGGCATTGATGCCGGAGTCATTCGTCAATCAGGCCACAGGCCGATGCAGCGTGGAAGGCGCAAAGTTCTGGTTCAACTGCAACCCGGACAGCCCGTATCACTGGTTCAAGCAGTCATGGATAGACGAGAAGGACAAGAAGCGGCTGATCTATCTGCACTTCACCATGGACGACAATCTCAGCCTGTCAGAGAGGACCAAGGAAAGATACCGGAATCAGTACAGCGGAGTATTCTATCAGCGGTTCATCCTGGGACAGTGGGTAATGGCTGAAGGCGTGATCTATGACATGTTCGACACGCAGAAGCATGTTGTCCCTGCTGCGGAGATCACACCAAAGCTGGCAAAGCACAGCCGATATGTTTCCTGCGACTACGGCACACAGAATGCGACAGTCTTCCTGCTATGGGAGAAGGGCATAGATGGCGTGTGGTACTGCACGCGGGAATATTACTATTCAGGTCGAGACATGAGCCGGCAGAAGACGGACAGCGAATATGCAGACGATTTTCAGAAATGGATCAGCGGGACGAGCTTCAGAGCTATGATCGTCGACCCGGCTGCTGCGTCATTCATCGCGGAGCTGAGGAAGCGGAATATCCCGGTAGTGCCCGCCAAGAATGACGTGCTTGACGGAATCCGCCTGGTCGGGTCCCTGCTGAAGCGGGAGAAAATCAAATACAGCAATGTCTGCAAGAACACGATCAAGGAATACGGATCATATGTCTGGGATGAAAAGGCGGCGGACCGAGGAATAGACGCGCCGGTCAAACAGCACGATCACGCCATGGATGCAAGCCGATACTTCGCAATGACTGTAATAGGCAATTACTCAGTGCGGATCAAGAATAAGGCCGCATATGGTTTCGATTAAGAGGTAACAGCGATGAATTATATTTTCACAATGCCGGCGGACGAATGGGACGAGCGGCAGCCGAATAAGCGGGCCATACTCAGCCTGATCAAAAAGCACATGTCAATGGTCCCGAGACTGCAGAAGCTCAGGTCCTATTATGAAGGCCATCACGCCATAGAGGATGACGCGGACAAGGCGATCAAGCTTGTCTGCAATCACGCAAAGGATATATGCGACACATCGTCTGCATATTTCCTGTCGAATCCGATTGCATACAGGTCAAAGGCGGATATCACCAAGCTGACAGATGCCCTGGACGCGGCAGAGGCGGACGAGGCAGACGGGGACAACGCCCTGGATCTTGCCATATACGGCAGGTCATACGAGTACATATACACCCGCGAGGACGAGACGGATCTTGTCTGCAAGTCACTGTCTCCGGAGAGCACATTCGTTGTCTATGATGATTCCATAGAGCAGCGGGAGCTATTCGCCGTTTACTACTATATCCGGAAGGATGACACGGACCAGCACATTGACGTCTATGTGGCAACGGTCCTCACAGAGCATTACAAGTATGTGCTCAACATCGAGGACATAGAAGGCCCGCAAAGCGATCTCGAACCGCCGGTGGAGCACTTCAAGGGAGAGATCCCGATTATCGAATACCTGAATAACAAAGCAGGCCTCGGAGACTTTGAGCTGCAGATCCCGCTGATCGACGCATACAACAGCCTCATGAGCGACCGCATGCAGGACAAAGAGCAGTTCATTGATGCGATCCTGGCGATTTATGGCACGCTCTTGTCTGACGAGGACTACGAGGACGAGAACGGCAACAAAGGAAGCGCCGCAGCTATGGCAAAGCTGAAGCGGGACAAGCTGGTCGAGTTCCCGGAGGGGACCAAGGCCGAATACCTTACCCGCACATTCGACGAAAACGGCGTGGAGATCCTGAAGAAGGCCATAGAGCAGGATATACACAAGTTCAGCAACATTCCCTGCATGACAGACGAGAGCTTCGGAGGCAACGTCTCCGGTGTAGCGATGGAATTCAAGCTGCTGGGCATGGAGAATATCACGAAGATCAAGACGAGATATTACAAGCGAGGGCTCAAAAAGAGGCTGAGGATCTTTGGAAACTGGCTTGCCAACAAAGCAATCAGCATTGACGTGACGCAGATCACGCCCATGTTCACGCGAGGCATGCCGAAAAACAACCTTGAGATCTCGCAGATTGTCGACAATCTCTGGGGGAAGGTATCGCAGAAAACACTGCTTGCGCAGATCCCATTCGTGGATGATCCGGACGACGAGATCAAATCCGTACAGAAGGAGCAGCAGGAGGCAGTCGAGCAGCAGCAGAAGCTATTCGGCGGGCTTCCGAATACGCCGCCTGAGCCCGAGGAAGGCACCGAGGAGGAGCCGGAGGAGACAGGCGAAGAAGAGCCGGAAGAAGACGAAACAAAGCTGAAGAAGCCGGAGAATGAATGACGTACTGGGAAAAGCGGGCCGCCCGCGATATGTGGGAATACATGCGGAGCGCAGAGGAAAAGGCCAATGAGATAGGCTTGCTGTATTCGCGGTCCGCACAGTATCTCACCAAAGCGGCAGACGGCATATTCGAGAAGTATCAGAAGGAATACGGACTGTCAAAGACCGAGGCAAAGCGCCTGATCAACAGGCTGAAGAGCGGGGATATCCGGGAGGCAGTAGGCAAGCTGCAGACGATGGAGGACAGCCCGGAGAAGACGGAGCTGATAAAACTGCTTGACGGAGCAGCATACAGAGCGAGGATAGCTCGCCTGGAGGCCCTGCAGAGACAGCTTGACGCGCTCATGGAGCAGATCTATCAGGTCGAGAACATAGAGACGCATGATTTCTATGTGGAGCTTGCAGCGGATGTATTCGATCACAGCATGTATCGGATTCAGCAGCAGGCCGGATATGGTTTCAATTTTAACCATGTAAGTCAAAAACAGATAGACAGGATGCTCAAGATCAAGTGGGACGGAGCCAATTATTCCGAGAGGATATGGAGCAATACGCAGATGCTGGCGGAGGACGTCAGGCGGCAGCTCACATCTTCCCTGCTTACCGGACAGACGGAGCGGGCAGCGACAGCCGAGATCATGCACAAGTACCATCAGGGAGCAAGCAAGGCAAGGCGCCTGATCCGGACGGAATCAAACTACCTGGCAACCGGCATGCAGCAGCTGGCATATGAGGAAGCCGGCATAGAGCAGTACAGGTTTACTGCAGTCCTTGATCTGAAGACGTCTGAGATCTGCCGGAAGATGGACGGCAAGGTATTCAAGGTAAAGGACCGCAAGCCGGGTATCAACTGCCCACCAATGCACCCATGGTGCAGGTCAACAACGACAGCTGTTTTTTCTCCCGAGATAGAAGCGAGGATGAAGCGGTCAGCGCTCGACCCGAAAACAGAAAAGCATATCCTGGTCCCGCGAAGCATGACTTACAAGGAATGGCACAAGAAATTCGTTGAGGGCAATCCGGAGGCGGAGGCGAAGGAAAAGGCGCTGAAGCATATCCGAATGGACGGGAAGCAGTTCGAAGCATACCAGAAGATCCTGGGAGACGAAGCACCTAAGACGCTCGAGGACTTCCAGAAACTGAAATACCAGAATCCGAAGCACTTTGCAGAACTGCGGAAGAAATACGCGGAGAAAATGAGAGCGCAGCGGAAGGAGAAGAAGGAATGAATACACCGGTCATGATGACGCTGATCATCTGCCTGACGATCATCATTCTGAGTTATATACCACCTAGAAAATAAGGGGCCGACGGGTCCTTTTATTTTTGCCTTTCATCGGCAGGCGTAAAAGAACCGAGAGCACATAAAACGGATGGCCTGGGCCGTAAGGAATGGGCTGGACGCACAAGGAGGAACAATATGCACTACAGAGCAATCAGACGGGCATTCAGATTCGCAAGGTTCGAAGTACAGCCGGAGGGCGTGCCGGCGGGAGGCGGAGCACCTGCAGGAGGAGACGGAGCCGGGGCCGAAGGGGCGAACGGAGACGGAACACAGCAGCAGAATCCACCGAGTTTCGATGATTTCCTGAAGGATCCGAATAACCAGAGCGAGTTTGACCGGCGTGTAGCAAAAGCGCTTGCCACAGCTCATGAGAAGTGGGAAGCGGCAAGCAATGAGAAGCTGTCCGAGGCCGAGAAGCTTGCGAAAATGAACAAGGAAGAGAAGCGCGAGTACATGGTCCAGAAGAAAGAAGGGGAGCTTGCAGCGAGAGAAAAAGAGATCGCAAAG